GCCTCACGTTCAAGCGTCAAGGAAATCCAATGGTCCATCCAGGGGTTTTCTTCCGTCCGCTTGTTCTGGGATCACGCGACGAATGCGACTCTCGCGGTCCTGGCCCAGGGGAACGGCTACGCTGAATTTGGAGCGTTGGGAATGTTAAGCGATCCGCTCGTAGGGGATGGTACGGGAGATATTCTCCTAACCTCCTCGGGGGCGCTCGCCGGAGCTACCTACGACATCACCCTCGTCCTGACCTTGAGCTGATTATGCGAAGCCGCCGTACTCTTAAAGATTCGCTGCAAGAGCGGCGGAGGAATTTATTCAACTGGAACAGCACCGGGATTCTGGGGCCGCGCCCCTCCCTGGTGTTGAATTTTATCGAGGGGTTTGCGCTAGATCCCCGAATCACCTTCGCAAGGGTAGATGCCACAACCTGTGCAACAAGGGTTAACTCAAGTGGCTTGCTTGAGACTGTTGCAGCGAATGTCCCACGGTTTGACTACGATCCGGTCACATTGGCTGCAAAGGGTTTGTTGATTGAGGAAACAAGGACAAACCTGCTTCTTAACAGTGTCCTCGCTGGGACAAACTTAGCAACTCAATCAGTCACCGTCACAGCCGTTGCCCATACGTTGAGTTTCTACGGAACCGGGACAGTCACCTTGTCAGGTACATCCACGGGGTCATTGGTTGGCTCTGGTGCTTATCCAACAAGGTCAATCCTTACCTTTACCCCAACAGCTGGTTCATTGACCTTGACAGTGACAGGCACGGTTCAGTTTGCCCAATTGGAGATTGGTTCATTCCCCACCAGCTACATCCCCACCGCTGCCAGTGCAGTGACAAGGGCTGCTGATAACGCCTTGGTGAGTGGAACCAATTTCTCAAGCTGGTACAACGAGTCTGAAGGCACGTTTGTTGTTGGTGCGGTGAACCAGTTTGTGACAGGGGTAGCGAATAAAACTTGGCTTAACGTCACAGATGCGGGGCTTAGTAACCGCATTACCGGAAACATTACTACAGCAGGGAAACCGCAGCAGTTTGTTATTTCTGGTGGCTCCACAGTTGTTAATCTAGGAACTACATTCGCCACCCTTGTAGCCAACACACCATTCAAGACAGCTATAGCCTACAAGGTCAATGATTTTGGTTACTCTGTTGATGGGCAAACAACGGTAACAGACACACTCGGGGCTGTTCCTGTTGCACCAATCGCTATGCGTATCGGCGGGATTTCAACCACCAACACGCCTTTCAATGGGCACATCCGTCAGGTGTCCTATTACAACACCCGGCTGACGGATGCCGAGCTACAGCGCCTAAGTGTATAAGGATTCCTCATGACTGCCCCGAACAACAACACTCCTATATCTATTATCGCCGATGCGTACTTTGATGCCGGGTTGCTTCAGGAAGGCCAGTCCCCCTCCGGCGAGCAAATCGTCACAGGGATGCGTAAGTTAGAGGACATGATAAACCTCTGGCAGACCCAGGGGTTGAAGCTTTGGTTGATGGAGGATTTGAGCGTCACGCTTGTCTCGGGGCAGGGAACGTATACTTTTGGCCCGGCCGGGACAGTCGTGATGGACAAGCCGCTGCGGGTTATCGAGGCATATTACCGCGACGTCAACGCTGTTCGGCGGCCACTGATCCCCCTTTCCTGGAACGACTACACCCGGTTGAGCCAGATCACGCAGGTGGGTCAGCTCAATTCCTACTTCGTCGACAAGCAGCAGGCTGCGCTGAGTGTGTTTTTCTGGCTGATCCCTGACGCCGTAGCCGCCACGGGCACAGCACACTTGGTGATCCAACGGCAGGTCGCCGGTCTCGTCAACCTCACTGACACGATGAACTTCCCTCCGGAGTGGCGGATTGCTCTGCGCTGGGGCCTTGCCGACGAGATCTCCACCGGCCAGCCCCAGGCCATCATGGACCGTTGCCAGGCCCGTGCGATGGCTTACCGTACCATGCTAGAAGACTGGGATGTGGAAGACGCTCCGACTCGCTTCACTCCCGACACGCGCGGAGGATTTACCACCGGGAGTTTTAGATGAGCCAGGCTGAAACAGTCGCCCTGCCCAAGCGGTTGCCCTTGGTCCCTCAGCCCGAGAACCGGGACGAAAGCACTGACAAGGACGCTAAGCTCGTCAACGCTTACGTGGAGAAGGGAAAGCAGGAAGGGGAATTCTGGGTGTTCAAGCGGCCGGGATTGCTTCAGTTCGGCACGACCAAGGTCGGGGTAGGGTTAGGCGTGTATAACTGGCTCGGCGACATCTATTCCATCTTCGGCATCACCCTCTACAAAAATGACACCAGTATCGGAACCGTCGGTGCGGTTGGAGGGATGTATAGGTTCGCCTCCAGCCTCGGAACAACACCGAGACTCCAGCTAGGCAACGGGCAAACTGCGTATAACTGGGACGGGACTACCCTGACTCCCATTGAAATCCTAGCAACCATCACCGCCGGAGACTTTATCACCGGAGTCGATTACACTATTCTGACTGTCGGCACGACAGATTTCACCCTGATCGGCGCCAGCGCGAATACTGTCGGCGTATTATTCACCGCCACAGGTCCTGGAACCGGCACAGGAACTGCCACAACCACCAGTAACTTCCCCCTCAACCCGGTCAAAGGTTGGGCGTATCTCGACGGAACTACCTACGTCATGGACCGGGATGCTTACATTCACGGCAGCGACACGGAGATAGGGATGAACCGCCCGGATCTGTGGACTGACGTAACCAACAGCATTGGTGCGCAGATCGAGCCGGACCGCGGAGTGTTCCTGGCGAAGCAGCTGGTCTACGTCCTGGCGCTGAAGGAGTGGTCCACGGAAATCTTCTATGACGCCCAGAACCCGGTTGGAGCATCCCCACTGGGCCCCGTCCAGGGCGCCAAGATCAATTACGGTTGCGTGAGCGGAGACTCCGTGCAGGAAATTGACGGTACGCTGCTTTGGCTTGCCACCAACCGCGCATCCGCTAGCCAGGTGATTGCGGTAGACAACCTCAAGGCAAGTGTCGTCTCCACCAAGGCCGTGGAACGCTTGCTCGGGGAGGCCGATTTCACCAACATCGCATCCTTCGGCATCAAGTACGAGGGCCATCGCTTCTACGTCCTGACCCTTATCAACAACAACCTTACTCTTGTCTACGACATGACTGACAAGATGTGGAGTCAGTGGACGGATGTGGACGGGAACTGGTTTAAGATCGTCGCCGCCACGTACCAGTCGGGGACCGGCCGTATTCTCCAGCACATGAATAATGGGAAAATGTACCTGATGGATTCAGAGTACAAGAGTGATGATGGAGACACCATCACGGTGGACCTTTACACTCCGAACTTCGACGGAGGTACCCGCCGCCGGAAGCAGATGACTATGA